CTATATTTTTAAACCACTTCATTAATTCTAAATGTGGTTGGATTAAAGCGTTTGCTTTATCGTTGATTAAAGAAGCTAAGTATATCATAGCCTCGTTAAAATCTTCCTTGCTGAACGGACTACCTAATCCTTCCTTAAGTCTTTTAACAACAGCATCTTCCAAGGCATCTTTACTTGTGTATCCATTCATTCCAAACGGTTTACACATCACTATCTTCTTAGTAAAGCTACGATCTATTCCAAACTTTAACCAATCTCCAGCCAAGCTGTTCTTACTTTTATCTTTCATCAACCTATCGTACACTTGATCTGCTACTTCCTGATAGATATCCTGTGGTTTCTGGTTAGGTATTAAGTTAACGTGGTGTCCAGACTTTTCATCCCTTGTTAACAAAGATAGAATCTGTATGCCGTTACAACTAGCGTCCATGTGACAAGGTAACTTAGTTTCAAATCCCCATCCTTGCTCTTTAAACTCAGCGTATTCAAAACAAAAGTGTATGAAAGCCCACGGATCACTCGCTTCTTGCCACCAAGTATGCTCACAAGGATCATTTGCACTTTCAAGTATCAAGTCTTCCTTCTTATCTATCCAATCCAAGCGTTTAACATAGCTTCCTTTTACTCCAAACACATTAGCTCCGTGAATCCTTAACCATCTACTATCTTCGTAGTTATTTATAGGTACTCCCTTGGCAAATTGTAAAGCACTCCTTCCAAAGTCACACGATTGTGGGTTAACATAACTAGGTATTGAATACACTCGTCCTCTATAGTCCATTTGATAAGGAAAGTAGAACTCATCCATCTCAGCGTAGCGTTTTGCAATGTTAAGTATCTTCAAGCACCTCATACGCTGTCCGTTACTCCTTAAATTATATTCGTATATCTCTTTTTGTTTACGCTTCCATTCAGTGAAAGCTTCTGGGTCTGTTTCAGATAACCTAGGTACAATGTCAAGTGGTTCAAGCAGTTCACTCTTCTCCATTCCTCCAATCGTTAGGTCTTTACTCCAAGCCCAAGTCATAAGGTTTAACATCTTCGGATTAATCTTCCAAGCTACTCGTTGAAGTTTATTTAAGGGTTCGTAAGCTGGACTAAGGTCTCTGTGTTTTATACCGTCGTTATTCTTGATCTTCATTATCGGAAGAGTAGGTAGTCCTTCACTGTTATATCCTCCTCCGTAGTTATCTATCCAGTCAACAGGTGGTTTAGGTGTAGCTAAATAGAACGGACGGATAACCTCACAATTCTCATCGTATTTATTTACCCAAGCGTACAAGTCTTTATTAGGAGCTATGACTTTTCGTTTAACTTTATTATAAGTGTACTTGATTTTAACGTGGAATAAATTAGAGTGCATTCGAATCAATTCAATCAACCAAGAACCAAGCATTATCTTGTTACGCTTACTCCAAAGTTCAAACCTTTGATACCTTCCTTGTTTGTGATACTTTCTTTCTTTATCCCAGAACTTATTAACAAATCTATTCCTTGTAAGTACATCCTTTTGATCTCGTTTTAATAACAACCAATCACTCTCCGTGACATTCTCTTTAAAGTAACGGACACGTACTTCATCTTCCAAAGCTTTAGCTACTAAAAAGGAAGCTTCGGATATGTAAGGTTCACCAGGTAGGATATCAAACAATACCTTCACTCCTAGAAAAGCTACAACACTAGGTTCTAAGTCCCATATATAAGGCAACCAAACAGGTACAGGTGCGTTAGGTCTAGCGTTGTCTTCAAAGAATTTATTTACAGCGTGTTCGATAGGGACGTGTACTTCTCTTCCTAACTTCTTATAAGCTGGTAATTCAGAGTTGTATCCTTGGGCTTTGTAAATCTCTTGGGCTTTTCTATACCTAGCTTTCCCCCATTGGATCATATCACAATCATTATTTGTCATGTTTCTTTGCTGTTTAAATGGTGTTCAATCACTGCTTTTTTATACAAAGTTTCTCCAAATAGAATATCTTTGAAATCTCTCGGACGGACTCGCTTTTCATCTGTTCTAATTACCTTTCCGTCTTTATCGTAACCTAATTTATTGTTACTCCAAAAGATATCACAAGCCCTCGTAACTTGTTCTGCAAATTTCACTCCTAACAAGACATTATTATCGAAGTCTTCAAGGTCTCTACTCATGGTCTTCTTCTTCTTCCTCGTCGTAGTCTATATCAAAGTCAATCAGTCCTCTGTGTCGGTTAATATCTCTTCTCAACTCTTCCTTGTATTCCCATCGAGTCTCTTCTCTTTCTATATCGTTATCTTCGTCCATGATTTATTTTTGGTTGTTGTTCTGTAGTTATTAATTAGAATTGTAAACAAAATACTCCAATGTAATTTATTTCCTTTTGAGCAGTTATCTTTTTCCCATAAAGGCTGAAGATTTTCCCAGTTAAAACAAATCTTTTGGTGAGTTAATTTACTTAGATCAAAGAATGAGCATGGAATGATGTGATCAATATGCCAACCACCTCTACCCATGTTATCCCAAGTCATTCCATCTTGAAACTTAGATTCTAAATGTTTTTTTAAGTTATCTATGTTACAACCTAAGAGTTTACTTGTGCTTGTTTCTTTTCTTATTTGACCTTGAATTAAAGCCATCCTCACTCGTCCTGATAGATTCTTTCTTAATTTAAACGAAATGTTTTGTTCGTATCTTTTTATTCTTTCTTTAAGAAGTTCTATAGCTTTATCTGTTTTGGTATAAGACTGCATATAAATTCTATTTTTTGCGTTCTTTATTAATCTGTTTTTACAACTCCATTCTTTTCTTTTCTCATTACATTTCTCTTTGTTTTTAATCTTATATTTTCTCTGTTGTTTAAGAATACGCTCTTTATGTTTCTCTCTGTATTCTTTCATATAAGATAGTCTATTTTCTTTGTTTTTAATTCTCCATTTCTTAGCTTTGTTTTTTGATTTTAATAGTTTTTTATCAAACAATTCTTTTATCATCCATATCTGTCTAATGCCATCACATCTTAGTGACCAAAAAAACAATTCTTTTATAAAAGGGTGTTGATCTCCTCTTTTGAAGTCACCTGAAGCAAAGATTTTATTCTGTATAAACTTCCCTTTATTTTTACCTTGTTGGTATATGTATTTTTTAGGTATGTTTTTCATTCTTGGTTATTGTTATACTCCTCCAGTAAGTGTTGTAAGGACAGGTAAAGTGGAAAATACTTGTGCTTGTGGTACTCGTTATTCTTTAGTTTATCTTTAAAATAAGTAATAAAGATATAGTGCATAGTTTCTTCTATCATATTTCTTTTTATTGGATTGTTGGTTGTTTGTCGGATACATCCTTCGATGGTACTATACCCTTGGTCAAAGTTACAATGAGGAGTTAAAGAGGAAAGGCAAGTCAAACATATATCCCCCTCCTGATCCCTCCCTCGTAAGGTTATACCACATTTACTACAGGTTTTCATGGTTCTCTGTATAGAAAGCCAAGGCTAATGATTAAGATCAAGGCATACATTAGTAACATTTCTAAGGTCATTATATTAGCTCCAGTTGTTTAGTTGTTTTAACTCCCCATTGCTCTGCCATTGCATCAGCTATACCTTGGAATGTTTTAGAGCGTAGTTTCTGCCTCTCTGCTTTGGTCTTAGCCGTAGCAAGTGCATCAGCATACCATTTAGGGTGTCTCTTTCCACTTTTAAAGGTAGTAAATTCACCCTTCCCCACTATCTTGGTAGGTTTTAATTTAGGTAGGTTCTTTAACCACAAACAGGTAGTCTTTTGTGCTTCATCTCCGAATTGCCAAGGTTGTATAATCTGATCGGGTTTTCTTATCTCTGAACTGATACAACTAACTGGATTTTCTATTGCTATCTTTTCTATAGGTGCATTCATTAAAGCACGGACAAAGTCAAGACCCTCCTCCCTGTTCTTCCATCGCTCTTCGTTTCTAGTCTTATCTTTATTATACAACCATCTGTTACCACTTACTGCAAGGTAAGTACAAGGTGGGTGAGCAATCATCATATCCCAACCATCGTTTACAATATCAAAAACAGAGCCTTGATAATGTGGTCCAGGAGAGTCAGTAGGTAACAAATCGCAAGACATAACATCATGTCCTTGTTTAATAAAAGCATCTCTAACTGCTCCACTATATTCACACGCTATTAGTATTTTCATTAGATCAATGGTTAAATTTACAGATAGGACAAGTGCCGTGAGCTTTATCGCTACATCTGTCGGTTAATCTAGGACTTTTGCAACTCGATAAGACGAGTAACAAAGTTGTAAGTATGATTTTAGTTTTCATATCGTCACCT